AAAGATTGAGTTTGGTAATAAAAATCAGGTTGATGATACTAATGTATATTCACAGGCAATCAAGAACTTATTCTCTTCTCTTGGTATATCAGAAATGATATTCAATGGTCAAAAATCTGGTTCTGTTGGTCTTAAACATTCTATTACTGTTGATATGACACTCCCTATGGAATTATTAAAAAAAATCGAAGCGAATATTCAGAGATATGTCAAATTGAATATTACAGAGGATTTTAATTTCTATTTTCATTATGTGTCTGTATTCGACCTTGATTCGAAAATGTCACAAAAAAAAGACAAAGCTACATTAGGTATTGACACTATGGATTATGCAACACTTGATGGATCTTCTCCGTTAAGAGTAATAAATAACGCTTTTATGGTGAAGTCATTGGGATTATTAGAATATTTTACGCCACTTTCTTCTTCTTATACACAAAGTAATAAACAAGGTGGCGGTCAGACTAAGAAAGATGATGATCTTTCAGATGAGGGACTTGCTACTAGAGACGGTGAAAAAGATGAAGGAACACAAGCAGGACAATAAGGAGTAAAAGGATGAAACAAAATTTTATAAAGACATCAGATTCTGAAACGGCTTCTAAGATTATAAATCTCGGTTTTCAGAAAATCGATGAACAAAATGGTATTTATACTTTTCTGAATACTGATAAATTGATGTTTTCAGATGATATAGATAAATCAAAGATTCAGTATAGTAATATGCTGAACATTTAGCCACTCTCCTATTTCGAGTGGTTTTATTTATGCCTAAATTTTGAAGAAAGGAGAAGAAAATGGCTAAGAAAAGACTTCTTTATATAGAAGATTTGTATGATTTCTATTCAAATAAATACAAACGTTCTACGAAATTCAGTGCTGAAAAAACTGGTGAACCATTGGTTGTTCAGGTACATGGACGTGTAAATTTTGATGAGTCAGACAAGAACAAAGATGGGCTTCTTCCAGTTCATTTACAGTCATGCCATACAGATTTAAATGTAAACGGCTCTAATATTGAATCTTCTGTCATGGAAGCTGCTCTCCCATCTTTTAGCAATCGTCCTATTCTTGGATACATTCACAAGGTAACAACTGATGAAAATCCAGAAGGTCAGTGGGAATTTTATTCTCATAATATGCATGAAGACGAAAATGGTGATGTGGTTTATGATGAATATCCTATTGGAATCATACCTGAAAGTTGTAATGCACAGTTAGTTTATGATGAAGAAAAAAAGAAAACTTATTGTGAAGTCGATGGATATATTTTTGAGGAATATTCCAAAGCTGCTGAAATTTTACAGCGTGAAGAAGAATGCTCTGTATCAGTCGAATTGTCAATCCGAGAACTCAGTTATGACGCAAAGCAGAAGTTCTTAAATATTGAAGATTTTTGGTTTTCTGGTGTGACAATTCTAGGAAAAACACCTCAAGGCAATGAAGTAAAGCCTGGAATGACTGGTTCAAATATTAAGTTGGCAGATTTCAGTTCTAAGAATAACAGTTTATTTGAAGATTATGAGTCAAAAATGGTTGAACTACAAGCACGAATTGAAAATTTAGAGACTGCTTGTTTCAATAAAGAACAGAATTCTTCTGTTCGTACATTATCAAGGGAAGGAGGAAATAAAGAAAGCATGACAAAATTTGAAGAGTTACTTGCTAAATACAATAAAACAGTTGAAGATGTAACCTTTGATTATTCAGAATTATCAAACGAAGAATTAGAGGCTAAATTTGCAGAAGTGTTTGGTGAAGACAACAATACAGATGGTGACAATTCTGGTGATAATACAGCGAATGAACCTTCTAATGATAATGAAGGTGATGGAGAAAACACTACTGAGCCAGAAGGAACTACTGATGGAGATAATGAGGGCGAAGGTCAGAATTTTGAGAATATGACAAAGACATTTGAAATTTCTCATGATGACATTCGTTATGCTTTATATAATCTCTTGTCTTCTTATGAAGACGCAGATAATGAGTGGTATTACATTACTGGTGTATATGATTCTTACTTTGTCTATGAAAGTTGGGATGGCGGTAAAATCTATGGTCAGAAATATACAAAAGATAATGACAATGTATCATTTGATGGTGAACACTATAATCTGCACAAAGAATATCTTACCGATTCAGAATATACAGAAATTCAGGATATGCGTTCCAATTACTCTTCTGTTGTAGAGGAATTAAACACATATAAATCTGCTGAAGTATTTGCAGACAAGATGACTGTATTTGATGATGAAGCATATTCAGAATATCTTGATACAGACGAATTTAAAGCACTTATGTCTGAGGATTCTGTAAACAAATATTCTAAGGAAGAGTTATCTGAGAAGGCTGATGCTACTCTTGGAAAACTTGTTAAAAGGAACAAGACATTCTCTTTTGCAGGTAAAACACCACAGAAGAAACATGTGAGCAGAGTTGCGTTTAATGCAGAAAAAGAAACGGAAGATACATATAAACCATATGGCGATCTGTTTGATTAAAGCAAAAAACTAAATAATTTTTATGAATTAGCACTTATGGAAAATCCATAGGTGTTTTTTATTGCACAAAATTAGAAATTTTAAGGAGGAAATAAAACTATGGCTAGTAATTTCATTTCATATACTAAGCACGGTGTAGCTGAATCAACACTCTTAAAGGCTACAAAAGTTGGTCATCACTACAACTTAGTAAATGAGTCTAAGGATATTGACAATGGTTCTGTTGCTGTAATTGGCGACAGAAAGAAAGCAGATGTATTTGAAGCAAAAGTTCCTACAAAGGGAGACAAAATTGTTCTCATTTTAACTGCTCCAAAGATTTATGAGGAATATACAACAAAGATGCAGGAGGAATCTAACTTCTACAACGGTAAGGGTGAAGTTATGAGAGCTTATGAGATTCAGGACACTGATAGATTCACACTTTCTACAGAAGCTTTTAATTCTGATGCAGAATTAGCTGTTGGAAAATATGTATTCGTAGATGGTACAGACTTCAAGCTTACAACTGGTGAGAAACCAAGTATGACTGAGTATGGTTTTGTAGGACATATCTACGAGATTGCTGCAAATGGAAATTATCGTATTTGGGTAGATAAGAATGCCCAGGTATATGCGTAATTCGGTAGAAAGGAGGATTAATATACTATGCAGAGATTAAGATTTAATGAAATGAGCGATGTAATCGTTGAAAAGTTTGATGAGACAAAATATAAGAACTTCTCTCGTCTGTGTGTTGACACAGCAAAAGGTACTGTAAAGCAGTATTCTATCGAAGAAGCAAATGATAAGATTCGTAAGACAATTATCGAGATGGCAGGTCTTTCTGAAACTCCGACTCCTAATGAGGTAAGAAAGGCATTTAAGAAACAGTCTGTAAGAGAAGCCGTATTCGAGGTTATCGAGGAGACTGTTGAAGATACTCTTGTATCTGGTTGGACAAGTTCACCTGTATTCCAGAAGTATGTAGAGGTTAAGACTCTTGCTCTTGGACAGACAAATAAGTTCTATACAAAAGATCCTTGTATTATCACTGTTGCTGAGATTGCTGATGGTCATCACAGTATTGAGAGACAGAGACTTGGTGCTGGTAAGGATTTTGGTGTAAACGTTAAGTCTTATGGTGCAAAGGTTTACATGGAAATGTCAAGATTCCTTCAGGGCGTTGAAGATTGGAGTGAGTTAATCAATAAGATTGCAGAAGCATTCACAAGATTAATCAATACTCTTCTTCATGAGGCTGTTATGAGTGCTGGTACTTCTCTTCCTGTTCCTGCTAAGTGGAATATCCGTGGTGAATTAAATGCAGCTAACCATGACAAGTTTGTTAAGCTTATTTCTGATGTTCAGCTTGCTACAGGTGGTGTTGCTACTATCGTTGGTACAAAAGTTGCTCTTGCGGGATTAAAGAATCTTGGAGATATTCAGTGGGTTTCTGAAGCTGCAAAGAACGATGTTTATAACACTGGTAGAATTGGTACATTTGAGGGTACTCAGATTATCGAGCTTCCACAGGCATTTAAGGAGAATGACGTAGAACATTACCTTGAAGACGATACAAAACTTCTTATTCTTCCATCTAACATCGACAAGTTTGTTAAGATGTACTATGAGGGAATGGATGAGACTAAGGAAGTATCTGAGTCTGGTGATAATGCCGATGATACAAAAGAGTACGAGTTCAAGTCTCGTTTTGGTATCAAGACTATGACTAACACAAGATTTGGTACTTGGACAATCGGTGCGTAATCCATATAAATATTGGGACTGTATATCTAAATGATATGCAGTCCTTTTTGAATTGAGTGAAAGGAGAAAATATAAATGGCTTATCAGAAGAAAGCTACAACTACTTCTGCCGCAAAAACAAAAGCAGAAGATACAAAGGTTGAAAAAGATACAGTAAAAGAAACAGTTGCAGAAGTTAAGAAGCCTAAGAAGTATGAACCAGATGATTTAATTCCATGTCGTTCTATGTATGCAGGTACTCTTCTATTTACTGGTGATAAGACAAAGATCACATATGAATTTAGTAACATGGGCGATTTCAGATATATCGAGTATCAGGACTTACTCTCAGCTTTACTTGTTCGTAAGAAGTCTTTATTTGCACCTTATATCATTATTGAAGACGAAGAGTTACTTGAAAATGTGCATTGGCAGGAAGTTAAAAAAGTATACGATGGTTTATATGATAGAGAGGATTTAATAAATCTTATCAATCTTCCGACTATGCATTTTAGTGAAGAGTTTAGAAAACTTCCATCTGGCTTCAAGAGTACAATTGCAACTATGGTTTCTGAAATGATTTCAGAAGGAACTTTTGACAGTATGAATAAAATCAAGATTATTGATGAGGAATGCGGTACTGATTTGAAGTTACTTGCTGAGTAATATATTGGAGGTGTTATATGAATATCTCCTACGAAAAAGTCTTTGACAGATACTTTGGATTAATTGATGATGTCAAAGAATTGTCTTTAGAAGAGTCTGATTTGTATGAAATATTAGCAGGGCGATTACACTCTGCTATCTCTGATCCATTTATTCGTAGATTATTTTCCACATTAAAACTTGATGATGAAATTCAGCAACTTGAATTTGAATTAACAACTTCTGTTGATGAGTATTCTGATGAAGAATTTGTTATTGAACTTTTTAGCAAAGGTATGGCAATTAAATGGCTTGAACCAAAAGTTAAGTCATTGGAAAATACTGTGAGATTTTTCGGTGGAAAAGAAGAAAAAAAATTGAAGGACGATTTTTCATTGAATAAGGCATTGCTGAAAGAAATGAAAATTGAACAGCAAAAACTTATTCGTGATTATGGTTTTGCTTTTAAACCATATTCGTCAACGGAGTCCTAATATGCAATACATATATGGTGATTTCACAGACAAGCAAATCAATGAAGCAGTTCGTGCAATGCATGGCGACATTCACAAGCTACTGCTCTATAAAGACAAAACAATTGAAGAGAAAATATTTGAAGATGATGAAGCATTTCTCGTCTTCTTTGAAAATGTTATGTTTAAATTAGGTGGTACAAAAACCTTATTTAATGATAACGGACTTATGGTAACTCTTATGGCGACCTTACAAGGTGCTATGGATAATTTCAAGAGCGACCATTTTAGTTACAAAAAATTCCGTAGGGCAATCTTAGATTCTCACGGATATATTAAGCAGATGTTTGAAGGAGGTGTTGGTGATGCCAAGTTTACAGACAGCACGGCGAATCGCTAACGCCAAAACAAATAATGCGAAAACTTTAGGTCAGATTTATAAAGAAGAATCTGATTTTTTGATGGAAGAAACTTGGGATAACAGTATCACTTCAAAGATTTGTTATATTTATGATTTCTATCATGATGATCAGCCACGATTAGCTGAAGGTATGACATATGAGAATACAACCAAAACACGCATAGATGCAAAGTTTATTATCAAGTCCTATCAGTCAATGGATAAAGATCAAGTTGATTATTATGTTCAGTTCCGTCCTTCGCAATCAATCCGATTTTCAGAAGATGATGAATTATATTATTTTGAAACCGATTATAAGACTACTTATGGTAATACATTCCCAATCGGATTATATTTAGATATTCCGGATGATAGAAATGTTTATCACAAATGGTTAATCTGTCGAGAGGAAAAAGCAAATCAATTTCCAAAATATCTCGTTCTTCCATGTGATTACGAGTTGTGTTGGATTGAAGTGAATGGTAAAGATAGAATTAAGCGTAGAATGTGGTCTGTTCTTCGTATGCAAAGCAGCTACACTATCGGGCAGTACACCGATCGAGTATTTACAAGAACTGATAACCAAAATAAAATTTGGCTTCCGCTCAATAAATATACTGAAAAGTTTTGGTACACAACTAATGAAGATACAACAATGCGTATTGTAGTTAGTGCTCCAACTGAACACCCTCTGATATGGGCTTGTACAAAAATTGAAAACATTCAACCTGTCGGGATTCAGAAACTTACAATATATCAAACTGTATGGTCTGATAATCGAGATTATATCGAAAAGGACGAAAATGGTCATATTATTGGTATGTGGGCTTCATATTTCGATTCAGAAATCGCCCCAACAGATCCATCTACTCCAA